TATCTTTGATGGGGGCGAAATAGGATCGACAGGTGTGTTAAAGGCGGACCGAGACAGCTGCATAAATAAGTTATCTGCAAACGATAATTCACCTATTGAAATGCGCCTAGCGGCATAATTTCTTGGGTTGGCAACTTACCTCGAAACAGAAAAGTTGCACTTCACACAAACAACAAACACAGGAGACTACAATGACAAAAACACCTTTTGAGATTCGCTACGACCTTCTTAACTTCGCTCAGATGCAGTTGACCGGAGAGTACTTTGCGGCCATGGAGCGTATACGAGATACGACAGAGCCAAATTCACCAAATCGAATAGCTGCCATGAATGCACTGGTATATCCAGACCGTGCTGCTGTTATGGCTGTGGCAGAGGCTTTAAAAGAGTTCGTTGATAACAAATAACGGTCTCATAGCTCAGCTGTATAGAGCAGCCGCCTTCTAAGCGGCAGGTCGTTGGTTAGAGTCCAACTGAGATCACCAATGTGGAGTTCTGGGTATGAATGACTTGAGTAACTACTCCATCGATGTCTTAAAGAAGACATGCTTTCAAGATGAGTTGTCAAGCTTAAGAGTTAAGTACCCAGAACCCGATAATTTAACACGCATCATTATGGATTACCTTGATCAGCGCGTCAAGGAGATCGACAAAAAATATAAGATAAAGTGAAAGGATACCTTATGAAGTTCTTGAGCATTCGCGATGGACATGACTGCAATATCTCCTACTCTGATGGCAAGACCGTAAGGTACATCAAGTTCGAGCGTAACTATCAAAAGAAGCACTACAACTGGGGCCACGAGGAAGGCGACCAGATGGAGTTCTTACTTAAAGAAGCTCAGCGTATCTGGGGTATCGACTTCCGCGATCTCAACGGCATCGCTCTAGTAAACGACAACGCCCATCATAAGCTCGATCGCGACATCGCTCTCAATGAGATGTATTACGTTATCGATAAAGAGAAGAACCCATTCTGGGCACAGTTCAACTGTCAAGTCTTTAAGATCGATCACCACTACGCACACATGATGAGTTGCTGGCCACTTGTAAATGTACAAGACGTGCGCACTCACTTTGTCGTCGACGGTCTAGGTGACCACGCTCGTAACACTGCAGTGTTCCAAGATAACGATCTTGTCGACTTCATCGATCGCTCGCAGAACCTTGGCATCTCTGTCATTCTCGAGCACATCGGTCAAAACTATGGCATGAAGGGGATGGTTCTCGACATCTCTGGTAAGGTTATGGCTCTCAAGTCGTATCATCAGGTTCCGGACCAATTAGCATTCGATGCTATGAACCTTGCTAAGTATCTTGGCCTGCGCAACCTCAACCACTTCATTGAGATCTCTAAACAACTTCAAGGATTTATTGATCCTCTTCCTAGTGAGCAGCAACAGCTCATTAACCTAGCATATCTCTTGCACGTGTTTGGTGAAGAGAAGATGCCACAGTACTTCCGTCAGTTTGCCAAGCGTGATGATGTCATCACTTACTCAGGCGGCACCGCACAGAACACTGTCATCAACACTAAGATCAAGGAAGCATTCCCCAACTCTCACATTCCTCCACACTGCTATGATGGTGGCTTGTCGCTTGGCGGTGTTGAGTTCCTTCGCCAGTTGTTTAAGCAAGATCTGTTTGACAACTCTAACTTCCCTTACTGGCAGTCTGATGAGGCACCATCGTCTACGCCTTCTGCTGCTACTATCGACAAGACCGCTGAGCTTCTTGCACAGGGTAAGATCGTTGGTTGGTATCAGGGCAATGGTGAGATCGGCCCTCGCGCCCTTGGCAATCGCTCGATCTTGATGGATCCATCTATCAAGGACGGTAAGGACATCATCAATACAAAGGTAAAGAAGCGTGAGCCATATCGACCTTTTGGGGCATCTGTGCTCGCGAAATATGCTGGACAACACTTCGACGTCGACTACGAGTCTCCCTACATGCTCCACGTCGTCGATTGCCTCAGCGATGACTTCCCTTCAATTCAACACGTTGACAAGACCTGCCGCATCCAGACAGTCAATGAGGATGCACAGTATTCTGTCTACCATTCAGTCATCGATAAGTTCCGCGAGAAGACTGGCATCCCTATGCTACTCAATACAAGCTTGAACGTTGATGGTAAGCCGATTGCGGGCTACATGGAAGACGCTAAGACACTGTTCAAGGACTCTGACCTTGACGCTGTCGTGATTGGTGACGAGATTATGGTCAAGTAATCTAAGGGGGTGGGTGTTGGTACACAGGGAGGCCTTATAAGCCTTTCAGCGGCAGATTACCGTTCTCGAGGGGGTTCGAATCCCTCCACCCCTACCAAATTCTAGGAGATAGTTATGCCGACTATTACTACTGATGTTGATTTTGATCTAGACGACATCGATGACTATGAGCTCATAGATGAGCTAGAGAGACTTGGAGAAAAAAGAAATTAATGGACTGATAGCCAAGCGGTAAGGCTCACTGCTCATAACAGTGCGATCGTAGGTTCGAATCCTACTCGGTCCACCAAATACACGGTCTGGTTCCAGGTTCGAGTCCTGGTGGCCCCACCAAAATTAAAGGAATGACATGAAGGTAACTTTCGATCTATCTAAGTTCATGGAAGATATTGACACCATGAGACGCAAGACTAATGTCGAGTATATCGATGCGGTTGTCTTCTGGTGTGAGAAGAACAACGTCGAGGTAGAGTATGTCGCCTCTGTCATTAAGAAAGATCCGGTCTTCAAGTCAAAGATACTCATGGAAGCCGAGGAGCTCAACTTCATGAAGAAATCGACTGTTAGCCTACCTTTTTAGTGTACATATCTCTAATTCCGTGATACATTAAGATTTAGGAGACATGCATGTTGATAGAGATCAAGGGTAAGGCTAAACATCTTAAAAAGAAAGATATTCGTAAGGCCGTTGAGACCTTTGCCGGGTATCTGCTCTCTGATAAACTTAGCTCTCGTATAGAGCTAAAGATTATTCTATCCAAGAAGCATCTGTCTAAAGGCATAGACGGTTACTGCGATTGGATGGATAACAGCAAATCACCTCGCATGTTTGAGATAGTAGTTAGGCCATCACTAAAGTCTGAAGACCTACTGCAGCTACTAGCGCACGAGATGGTTCACCTTAAGCAGTTCGCTAAGAACGAACTGTTTGACTACTCCTGTGGTTCAAAGAGTCGCTTTAATGGAAAAGTCTATACCCGCGACAAGATCGACTACTGGTTCCTTCCTTGGGAGATCGAGGCTTACGGGCGTGAGCGTGGGCTCTACGTCAAATATATCGAGAGCCTTGAGAATGATAAATAAGTTCGAGCGCTACACAGCTCACATAGTAAAATACTATTAATATTAACAATACGGAGAATACATATGGACTTTAGTCAACTTAAATCGACTTCTGGTAAGTCGTCACTCGAGCGTCTCACAGCAGAGCTAACAAAGCTCCAAACTGGCGGTAAAACAGAGAACCGCAAAGACGAGCGCTTCTGGTACCCTAACGTAGATAAGGCAGGCAATGGCTATGCAGTTATCCGCTTCTTACCACCTCCTCAGGGCGAGGATATGCCATTCGTTCGCCTCTTCGAGCATGGCTTTAAGGGTCCAACCGGTTCGTGGTACATCGAGAATTCCCTCACAACACTCGGCAAACAAGACCCAGTCGGTGAACTTAATTCTCAACTCTGGAACACAGGACTCGACTCGGACAAAGAGATAGCGCGCGCGCAGAAGCGTAAGCTCAACTTCATCTCTAACGTCTATGTCATCACTGATCAACAGAACCCCGAGAATGAAGGCAAAGTGTTCTTGTTCAAGTATGGCAAGAAGATCTTTGATAAGCTCAACGAGGCTATGAACCCTGAGTTTGCTGACGAGGACGCAATGAACCCATTCGACTTGTGGGCAGGTGCTAACTTCAAGCTCAAGATCCGCAATGTCGAGGGATATCGCAACTATGATAAGTCTGAGTTCGCTAAGCCAGGTCCACTCGCCGACGACAGTGAGATGGAGTCAATCTGGAAGCAGGAACACTCACTACAAGAGTTCCTTGACCCTAAAAACTTCAAGTCTTATGATGAGCTCAAGGCTAAGTTAAACAAGGTTCTTGGTCGTGATGACTCGACACTAGGTGTAACACCTGCAGCCGCTCGCGCTAAGGCTGCACCCTCACTAGGCGATGACTATGACGCGCCTGTGACTTCCGCTCCTTCGTTTAAGTCTGCTCCCATGCCGGTTGACGATGATGACGATGATGGATTGGAGTTCTTTAAGAGCTTAGCTAGGTGATTTGTTCCTTTAACACCTAGGACACTGGGGAGCTTCGGCTCCCCTTTTTTTATGAGTGAGTGACTCCTATTAGTCTCTCAGTTAATGGCGTATCCTGCCAGATAAAGGCCGTGTCAGGACTCTTAGAGTCTTCGCTCGCTGTGTCGTTTAAGCTAAAATCTGCTGTTTTATCACCGCCTCTACTCTGCTGCTGTTTAGCTTTGTATACGATATCGGCTGCAGCAGCGCTATTCATAATACTACCATTTCCTTGATTAGATGACACCAATGTTCCCGACTTATTAGCAATATTGTATATCTTCTGCGCGTACGAGGGATCGTCAGGTGCGTATCCCGCTGCAGCTATGGCGTTCGCTGCGTCCGCTATCGACGTCGACTTTAAGACGTTCTTATATCGAGGGTTACTGATTATAAAGTCAACGTAGTCTATTGCAGACTCCTCGACGCTGTTGTACGCCCTAAAACTTGCAGGACCTAAACTCGTCATTGCATT